TACGGGGCAGAGACCATCAGGTCAACGCAATCGCTTCAGGGGCAGATCGAAGCCTTTAAGGGGCTTCAGCGTCAGGCAAAAATAGGCGGTGCTGTATACAAAAAACTCACAAAAGATATACAAGAGCTAACTAAAAGTCTCTCTGACTTAGAAGGTCAGTACGACGACACAGCCAAGAAAGCCCGCTCACTCGCACAGCAGGAAGGCGTATTTGCTGCCAAAACAGGCGACAAAATTACCAATCAATTTGCTGCTCGCCGCAAAATGCTGGCGGGCTTGTCTGTTGGCAGCAAAGAGTACTCAACTCTACTGGCGCGACAAACAATCCAAGAGGATGCTTATACCCGCGCGCTGTCTCGTCAGAGAGTCATTGCTGCCGCTGCTCGCACCACTCGGCTGGGGATTCCAGGCCAGGGTGCCATGGACATGTCCACGGAGGCGATCCGCGCCTACTACATGCGTGGCGTTGGCGATCTACCTGATACAACCGCCGCACTTAGTCTCCGCCTTAGTGAATTACAGACTGATTTAGTCAACGTCACGCGCGGAGGCGAAACCTACAACATTATCTCCAAGGAGATGAGTCGCGTTCAGCGCGAGCTCAACAAAGATCTGGATCAAAATGCAAACTCTTACGCTCGCATAGCCGCAAAGCTGCGCCTTGTGCAGACACAAACAACGGCTGCGGGCAACGGCTTTTTGGAGTTTTCGCAGCGCGCCACTTCTGGGGCGGCAATCACTGAAGCCGCAGTTGAAAAGTCAATCGCGCGCCAACGAGCAAAACGCGCTGTTTACTCATACGAACGTCCTTTTGCCGGCACTCAGATCCAGCCAACTCGATCCGCGGCCGAATTGATGCGAGTCGGCGGTCAACGTCGTGCCTCTCGTAAACCTTTGGGCGCTGGCGGTTACGCTCAGGTGGCTGGAGCTGCCCTTAGTGGCGGTATCTTTGGCGGCCCAGAAGGTGCCGGTGGCGCACTCCTGGGTGGTGTTCTAGGCGGTGTACCCGGTGCATTTGCCGGTGCAGCTGCGGGCGCTCAGGTTTCAATGGCACGCCAAAGCCTTGGAGGGGCTGCTGACTACGCAGCTCAAATCGGCAAGCTCAAGATTGCCCTCGAAGGTGTTGCAGGCTCTCAGGAGGATTACCAGCGTGCGTTGCGGTCAGCGGCTGATGTGACGCAGCGACTGAACGTTCCGCAGGAAACAGCAGTTGCGGGCATGACTCGCCTTACCGCTGCTGTTAAGGGTGCTGGCGGCGAAGTTGATGACGCTTCCCTCGTCTTCAAAAACGTCACGGCCGCCATCAAGGCAACAGGCGGCGGTGCGCAGGACGTCCAAAGCGCTATCACCGCGATGGTCCAGGTCTTCTCGAAAGGCAAGGTCAGCGCAGAAGAACTGAGCGGTCAGTTGGGGGAGCGCTTGCCTGGTGCAGTGACTATGTTTGCCAAGGCAAACGATATGACGCTTCCTGAGCTTCAAAAGGCTCTGAAAGCCGGAACAGTTGGCCTCAATGAGTTGATGAACTTCATTGAGGAACTTGGAGTTAAGTACGGCAAAACTGCTAATGACATCGCCAAGAGCAACGAGGAAGCCGGTGCTCGACTCAGCGTCGCCTTGAAAGCACTGCAGCTTGAAGTTGGACAGTCCCTTCTCCCTATAGGTGCTCAGCTTCAGGATGCGTTTGCTGAGTTCATAAAGAACGTCACCCCTTCTCTGGTCAAGGCTGTAGAGAACCTGGGCAAAGGAATCAAGTTCCTCATTGAAAACGCCAGCAATATCAAGACAATTGCTGAATTTGCTGCAACCTTTGCGCTGGTAAACCTGGCGACCAAGGCATTTATTGCGATGAATGGTCCGCTGCAGACGGCATTCCTTGCGATCCAGGCTGGGTTTGGGGCCACCTCTCAGCAGGCAATTGTCGCTCAGATGAAGATTTCTGCAGCCGCTGCTTCGCTCAAGGCATTTGCGCTGGCTGCTGCTGCGCCCATCGGCATCACCATCGTCCTGTTTGGCCTACAAAAACTCATCCAAGCGCGGATGGAATTGGCACGCCTTAAGCAGCAGGCAGGGGCAGGAGCCAAGGAAGTCTTCGCAGGAGCCACTCGGGAAACTGTTGTATCGGCTCAAGAGAAGCAAAAGTCTTATCTGCCCACGCTTGAAAAGGAGGTTACCGGTCTTGAGAAGCAGTACGAGGACCTGCAAAAACCTGGGCTTGCTCAGATCGGCGCGGGAGGTATTGCTCGACTGGAGATGATCAAAGGAGCTCTGGATCGCAAGCGCCTTGAACTGCAATTCAGCAAAGATGTCCTGGGCCTCGATCCAAAGCAATACAGCAGCCTTCAAGAAGAGCTCAAGCGCACCAAATACGATCCCATTCAGCCTGAAGGCAGCGGAGACAAGGAAAAATCAAAAGACTTCACTCGCAAAGAAGCTGAGTTACGTCTGAAGCTTGTCGCGGCACAGGAAAAAGGTGTTGGTTTCGCTGCGGCACAAGCCAAGTACAACCTTGACATGTACCTGGCCATTAAGGACAGCGAAACTCCCGAGAAGAACAGGGTTGCTAAAGCCGAGGCGTATAAGAACTTTGTTCAAGCCATCGCCGGTGAGATGAAGGGCATTGGCGATATGCAAATGGAAGAGAATAAGCGCCTTGATGACATCAATAGGTCTCTTGAGGACCGCAAGTACAAGCTCGGTCTAATTAACGAGGAGCAGTACAGAGAACTGCAGATCGAGCGCGAGAAAAAGAGGCTTGAGGAGCTTTATCAAGGTCCGGCTTACGAGGGCAAGCGTGCTGAAGCGCTTGATCTATTCCGTCAGGAGATCGACCCCACTCCGTTCCAGGAGATGCGTCAAAACATCGCTCAGCTCAAGCAAGAGCTGACCGAGCTGCTTAACCCCGTCAATCAGATCACTGGTGCTGCGGCCACGATTGGCCAGGCGTTCAGCACCTCCTTCATCAACGTCATCAACGGCAGTCAAACCACCCAAGAAGCACTTGCTGGGTTCTTCCAGAACATCGGCAACTACTTCCTGGAGATGGCGGCCCAGATCATCGCGAAGATGATCCAGATGGCAATCCTCAACTCGATTGTTGGGCTGCTGCCTGGTGCCCCTAGCGGAATTGGAGGCGGAGCTTCTGGTGCACTGGCTGTTGGGAAAGATGTCCCAATTGCTCAAATGCCTGCTGGGATGCAGTTCCGCGCTAACGGCGGTCCAGTGAGTCGGGGTATGCCCTACATCGTTGGCGAGCGCGGCCCTGAACTGTTCATGCCTCGCGTGAACGGCCAGGTCATCTCAAACAAAGAATTCCGTAAGCGTTACGGCGATGAGGCGTACCGCGAGTACGCAGAGAAAGCGAGGGCAGACAAGGAGTCGCTATACGGCGACCTGAGAGCCAATGGCGGCATGTTTGGGCTTTTTGGCTACGCAATGATGATGAACATCATGAGGGGCAAGGCGCGCGAGGAGGACATGCGTTATAGAGGCGCTGGTGGTGGCATCTTCTCTCGTATGTTTATGGGCGGGCTTTATAACAACTACATGGCCAACAAGCCCCCCGTGATCTCCTATCCCGGCGAAACCTTCAGGAAGTTCAGAGAGTCGAAGGGGACTGATACAAATAATTTCTTCTATCAACCAAACAAGTCATTCGCAGAATTTGCCGCGGATCCCAACAAGCAGCAGTACATCGGAGCACCTCGGCCCAGGCAGCCGGTTGGAGGCCCCTTGGCTGCGGCATTCATGGGCTTCCGTGCCAACGGAGGCTCCGTAAGCGGAATGGGCTCATACGTCGTTGGTGAGCGGGGGCCAGAAATCTTCGTTCCCAACGGCAATCGCGCAGCTGCACCGATGCAGCGCTCCAGCAATACAAGCGTTGTGGTCAACGTCAACGCCACCGGTAGCAAGGCCGAGGGTGATGGGCCAGACTCGAAACGTCTTGGTGAAGCAATTGGCGCGGCTGTCCGTCAGGAGCTGATGCGTCAACAACGTCCTGGAGGCATCCTCGCGTAATGGCTACTTTCCCCGACATCGACATCAGCTACGGCGCCCAAAAGCGCAGCAGCCCTAAAACCCGTACGGTCCAGTTCGGCGACGGCTATGAGCAGCGCCTGCTCTATGGCATTCCTTCGCACATGAACCCGAAGGAGTGGACGCTGACCTGGAACAACATCACCAACAGCGAAGCCGACACGATCGAGACCTTTCTGAACGCTCGCGCCGAGGACAGCGCAAGTTTCGACTAGTCTCCTCCAGACACTACTTCTACTTACAAGTGGGTGTGCAGCGAGTGGACCCGCACGATCGACTTCCCGACGGTTTCAACCATCAACGCAACATTCCGCGAGGTCTTTGAGCCCTGATGGCGATTCCAACCGCTGAATTACAGAAGATCAACCCAAGCAGCATCATCGAGCTGTTTCAGCTTGAGCTGCGCGCTGCCATTCATGGCGTCGACTACACCTATTACTTCCATAACGGCACTAACTCGTTCAACAGCAACGGCAACATCATTTGGGACGGCCAAACGTACTCCGCGTTCCCAATTGAGGTCGAAGGGTTCGAGTACCAAGGCCAAGGCCCCTTGCCGCGTCCCAAAATCCGTGTTGCAAACCTGCTGTCGTCAATCACCGCAATCCTTCTAGAGGTCAACACTTCGACCCCAGGAAACGACCTGACG